TCGCGAGGACTTCTGCGAGCTTTTCGACTACACGATCGCCGTGTGGGGACAGGACGAGAAGGGTGGCTGGTTCCTGGGGTACGAAGGGTGAGAGGGGGCTGAAAAGCCCCTCATAAAAAAGTTGCGAAACCCACTTGACGGCAAGACGAACTTTTTGATACAATACAACACGTAAAGCCAATAAAGGCAAAACCGAAAAAGGAAAGAAGGAAAACGAAATGGCGAAGATGAAAGAAATCAAGGTCCCCTTTGTGAGGGATTTGGAAATGAACGGCAAGGCGGAGGTGATTCAGCTCAACGGATGGAAGTACCTCAAGAGCTACGAGACGATTGTTGCGGCAATCGACCCGAAGGGCAAGGGCTGGGCCTTGTACGAGATCACGACGAACACGACCTGGCGGCACTACAATGCCTTCGCCAAGCTGTTCCTGGGCGAGGACTTCACGGGGCCGAAGGGCTTTGCTAAGTTGGCGAAGGCGACGGCGGTGAACCTCTGACGATGTTTGAACAGCTGACCCCTTGCGAGGTGCGAGGGGTTGGCTGAAACTGAAACGAAAAACGAAAGAACCGAATCAAATGGAAAAGACGACGACGAAGCGGCTGGCTAACCTGAACGGCAAGATGCTGAAGAAGGCGGTGAGTGTCACCAAGACCCTCACGGCTGGCGATGACAAGGCGACGGTTGAACTGGTCGGCCAGATGGGCGGGCTGGTCAACGAAATGACGGCGGTCGTGAACCGCTACGGGAACGGAACATCCCTGCCGCAGCCTGTGAACTGCGAGGGGATGCCAGTCAAGGCGGAGCCGATTCCGACGGCGGTGATTGCCGAGAAGCTGGATGCCGAAACTCCTTCCGAGCTTGACCTTCACAAGGTCGTCCGTGCGGATGGCAAGGTGACGGCTTACTTTGAGCCGACGGAGAAGATAGTTCTCGGATATGATCCGGGAAACTTTGCGTCTCTGGTCGTGGGACAGTTCAAGACGAAGGAGAACACTCTTCGCGTGATGAAGGAAATCTTCACCTATCCACCGCGCTCTCACGCCGATATGGCGGCAGAGTTCAACGCCTTCTTCGGATGCACCAGGAATCGCGTGATAGACCTGTACTATGACCGTGCCGGCAACAAGAAGAACGCGAAGCTCGCGAATCAGACCGACGCACAGGAACTGAAGGCTGAGATTGAAAAATACGGATGGCGCGTCTCCTTGAAAAATCTGGGACAGGGAGATATCTACTACTGGCAGCATCACCGGCTCTGGAAGCGACTGCTCGCGGAGTCGGAGAAGTCCGTCCCACGCATCCGCATCGACTCGAACGAATGTCCGAATCTCATCAGCGCGATGTACTGCTGTAAAAAAATTCCGGGAAGCTCTCCCGTGGAGCTCGACAAAAGTCCGGAGAAGAAAGTCCGCATCGATATGCAGGCCGGACTGACGCCTCAGATCCCGTCCGCTTTGACGTATCTTGTCTGGGGACTTTTCCAGAAGTTTATGCCGGGACTCCGGTCCACGAACTTCGGAGGCGGAGGGCTTATGGGACTGTAACCCAGTACAAAAATCTTTTCGGAACGGTGGAAAGTCGCGGAAAGAATTGAATATCAGGAAATCAAATGGAAAGTTTCAGCAACAAAAAAAATGTTTTTCAGAGTCGTGCCCGACGCCGCTAAGTTCTCCGTCTGCTTTGCACAGGTCGAAAACGACGGAAATATGACGTGCGGCTGTCCTTTCACACGCGAGCGTATCTGTTTATCTTTGAATCGTTATGGAAACTATATCAGGTATCAATGCAATGCAACGGGCTGAGGCCATCTCCAAGATGGGCGGCTCGTTCACCATATCCTTCCTGCCATACTCCAGGAAGAAGAAGAACCCGGAGACCGTGGAGCTCAAGACATACGAGCGCTGCTCTCTGAGGACACCACTGCCGCACGATCGCTTCGACGTGGACGGCAAACACTATCTGCTCTTCCAGACGGAAGACCTGCAACCCAAAAGCTGCTATCGCATACTGGTGCGATACATCGGCTTCAGCGACGATAATTATAAACTCAAAAAAGTAATATGGTATGAATAGATTTGGTTTTATGCGCGGCGAGAACTATTCACTCACCTACGAGATCAGCCAGATGGCTCACTTCACTGAAGGGGACATCAGGCCGACAGAGACTCCGGGAGTGCTCACCGCCATCGCAGTACGCGATTATTCCGTCTGGCCCAATGGCGCAGACAACCTCGAGCCCAACACTTGCGACGCTCTCATCTCCGGAAACCGCCTTCTCCCTTCACTGATCGAGAAGCAGACGACTATCCTCTACGGTCACGGTCCGAAACTCTACATCGAGGAAATCACCGATGAAGGAAAGATCATACGGCATTACCTCCACAATGAAAGGATAGAAGCCTGGCTCGACAGCTGGAAGGAGAATGGCCTTCCGGATTCCTTCGAGGAATACATCAACAAATGTATCCGCAGCTTCTACTACTCGGAAGGTATCTTCACGAAATGGCATTTGAGCCGTGGGCTTGCCATAGGTATGAAGTCAGTCCTGCCGGTCAGCGGACTGGAGCATATCAGCGAGCTGAGATGCCGTCTGGCTACAAAGAACAATCTCTCCAGCCGCACCGACGTAGAGGACAGGGACTTCCAGTACGTCATCGTAGGTAACTGGGCTGCTATGAACATCATCGGCGAGTGCAAGGTCTATCCGCGTATGGACTTCACCCGTCCTCTGGCCAAGAACAGCGTAGTCACCTACAGCAAGAATCCGAACCACGGGAATGATATCTATGCCACGAACGTCTTCTTCAACGGTCTGAAGGAATGGATCAAGGGATGCAATGCAACTCCGGAATATATCAATTCCTTCCTCGAGAACGCGCTTTCAGCCCGTCATCACGTCATCATCCCGCAGGCCTGGATAGAACAGAAGGAAGAGGCTCTGATGGCCCTCTGCGACAAGAACGCAGAGCTCGACGCACAGCATAGCCCGATGCAGGATATCAAGGTGGGCCGCAAGACTCTCGAAGTCGGGAAGGTCTATACTCCCGAACTCCTCGAGAAGTACATCAGCCTGGAACTCCAGAAGATGACGGAATGGCTCTCGGGCCGTGGCAAGAATCAGGGAAAGATTTACGCCACGCGTTCCTTCATCAACGGACAGGGAGATGAGGAGAAATGGACCATCCAGGAGATAGACCAGAAATACAAGGAATACATCTCCGCGCTCATCGACTACGACAAGCGTGCCGATGAAGTCCTCCTCTCCGGCAAGGGCATCGACTCCAGCATCTCGAACATCACCGCTTCCGGCACCATCAGCAAGTCCGGCTCCGACGCATACTACAACTACGTCATCTACCTGACTCAACAGGCACTCCCGGAGAAGATCATCTGCAAGGATATCAACTTCGCCATCAAGCAGAACTTCCCGGAGGAATACAGGCAGGGCATCCGTATGGGCTTCTACAGGCCTAACGTCCAGAAGCAGGAAGACATCACAGCAAGTAACAGACTCAAAAATCAGGAGGACCTATAAATGAACCCGATAACACTCTACACAGACGTGGCCGACTTCCGCAGCTATACGGACGGCCTTCAGGCAGACACCACACTGTCTCAGCTCGCACCGTCCATCCGGACAGCAGCTTCCGACATCAAGGCCGTGATCACAGCTGCCGTCTTCGACGTCATCGCAGCCTACACGACAGCGAGCACCGATGCCGAGAAGGAAGGTAAGGAACTTCTGAAAGCAGCCATCGCATCCGGTGCAATGCACAAGTATATGATCTTCGATGCCGTCAAGAAAAACGGCTCGGACTCATCGCTCTATAAATATCAGGTGGACGAAATCAAGCAGCACCACATCGAAGCCTACTACCGCTCGATGGACGAACTGCTTGGCTGGCTTGACACGAACAACACCACCGGCAGCTACAACACGTCCGACCAATACTCGGACCGTCAGGCCCTGCCGCTGAAGTCAGCAGCTGAATTTGACAAATACTACGGCATCGGCGGATCCGGATTCTTCTTCCACAAAATCCAGTATATCCTCAAAAGCATCTGGGAATACAAGGTCAAGGGACTTGTAGGATCCTCGGATGACGAGAAGATTCTGGAGCTCGGGAAACGTATCCTCGCATACCGCACTATGGCAGCAGCCGTCCTCCAGTTCGACGCTACGGAACTGCCTCGCTCCATCAGATGGGACGCCAAGAACGAGCACGCCTCCGGAAGCGATATGCCGGAACGTGAACGTCTCGCTCAGCAGCTGATCTCGCAGGCCGAGAGCTGGGAGAAATCCCTTCAGGTCCTCACGCATAACAGTGGAGCGGCCATCACCTCCGACCAGAACAGGGAAGAGAACAAGTTCTACGCGACGCTATGATATCAGTCAAGTTTTCATCCATCACCGCGACTATGCCTACGAAGTGGTCCGAACTTCTTCCTGACGACAGGAAAAAGTTCGTATCACTCTGTCAGGCGCTTGACGACTTCGAGGAAGGAAGGCTGAATTTTGAGCAGATGAGAGTCTCCGCAGTGCTCGCGCTGCTCGGAATAGACTTCAGCAAGCTGTCTCTCGATGAAGGATATCTCAATGAGAACGTATTCAGACTGCTTCCATATACTGACTTCCTGTACGACATACAGGAGGACAACAGAGTCTATTTGAATTCGGTACTGAGCGAGCAGCTGATTCCCGAAATCGGGAATTTCCAAGGATATCGCTTCTCCGTCCGGGGAGGCGTTCTGGATTGCAGTCTCACAGCAGAGCAGTATGTCGATGCTCTCTCTCTGATGAAGGCCTTCACTGCATCATCAGACCGCAACGTCCTCAAGCGTCTGTGCGCCACTCTCTACTGTCCGGGAGACTACGATCCGCAGAAGGCGGCCACCTTGGAAATCCCGTTCAAGGTCTCCGAGCAGCTGGCCATATACTACAATTTCCGAGGCATCCTGGAATGGATCAAGAAGCTGCCTTCTTATGATCTGATTTTCCGGATGCCCGACTCTGATGAGACGGCAGCTGCCGCCGTTTCACCTCTCGGACTCTCCGGCAGCATCTTCGCGATAGCCAAGGCAGGCTATGGCGATATTGCTTCCATCAAGCAGCTGGACCTGTTCTCCTATCTGGGAGTCCTCGTCCAGATGACTATGGATTCCATCAGGAGTCTGGCGGCCGCAGGCATCAAGCCCGTGGATATCGCGGACCGTCTGCACCTGCATATAGACCAGGTCCTTTCAGTAACTTCACAAAATAGTTAAGTCTATGATCCTACAAGAACTCTTCAAGTATTTCAGCCGGTTCGTGCCGAAGGCCGTCCTCGGGGACACCTTCCAGGCATCCAGCGGAACGGCGTACAACAACTTCAAGACGGCAGTGCTCGCGCTGCCTGACGCACGCCGCCAGAACGCCATCAAGTCCTTCATCATCGGGATAGATGCCGAAGCCATCAGGGAGAGAATCTCCCAGGCTCCCGGCACTTACCTCTTTGTGGAATACTCCACCATCTCCACGCGGATAGATCCGCAGACCGATAGGAAGGAAGACCGCCTGCACGTGGCAGTCACCGTGGCCACTCCGTTCCCGAACGACCAGGACCAGCCGGCGAACCTCCTAAACAGCGACGACTGTCTGTCTATTATGCGGACCATCCGTCAGTCTCTCAGGGACGATTTTGACGCCACTGCGAAGCTCATCTGGTGCGAATTTCCGAACTCTATGCAGCCGTTTTACAACAAAGCTCTGGCGAACTCTTCCGGATGGACTATGGAGTTCGATATTTTGGGCTACGATGTTGCATAAGTCGCATATTTTAAGTAACTTGCATATTATTGCAAAGCAAAAATTTAAGGTATGAAAATGATAATCCTCGATGCCGGACACGGGCAGGATACGGCCGGCAAAAGGTCTCCCGAATGGGAGGACGGAGCTCCTCAGCTCTTTGAATGGAAGTACAACCGTATGCTGGTGAAGGCTATCTCTATGAAGCTGGATATGTGCGGCATCCGCAACACGGTCCTGGTACCAGAAGACAATGACGTACCACTGAAGGAGAGATGTCGCAGGGCAAATGAGATATCCATCAAGAACGGCATCCGCCGGACTCTGGTCGTATCCGTCCACTGCAATGCTTCCAGGGAACCGAACACCGGTACCGGATGGGAGATTCACACCTCTCCCGGACAGACAAAGGCCGACGAATACGCGCAGTATTTCCTCGAGGAGGCGCAGAAGTCCATCGGTCAGCAGTTCAAGATAAGAGGGGAGAAGGACTCGGACTTCTATATCCTGAAGCAGACGGCATCGCCGGCAGTCCTGACGGAGAACCTGTTCTACGACAACCGCAAGGACTACGACTTTATGAATACCTCGGAAGGATTCACGCAGCTGGTGAACATCCACGTGGATGCCATCATAAGAATATGGGAAGACACAAAGAAGATTTGATTCATAATTGAATTGGTTGATAAAAGTTTTGGTTAGAACGCAGAAGCCGGCAGTCGTGAGACTCCCGGCTTCATCTTTTCCACTCCGCGCGTTTTGTCCTACGCAAAAAAGAATTTGTGCAAAAAACGAAAATAATTTTGCAGAATAAAAATAAAGTTATACCTTTGCCTTTGTCAAACGTAAATAATAGCCCCGGCAGGGCCTTACTGTTTTTAAGTAAGGATATATTTTGTAAAGAAATATAAACCCTTCCTCCAAGTCCGCCCAAGTCGAAAGACCGGCAAACCTTAGCCCTCCGGGCATTTGCGTTTGACAGGACCTCGGAGGATTTTTTTATTTTTATTATGTCAAACGCAACAAACAAACTCTCTGCCTACATCGATAGGCTCGAAGAACGTCTCGAAGATCCCAAGGAATTTGAACGTATGATGCAGAACCCGCTTGCCTATGGCGCTTTCGCTATGGCAGCACTGACTCCGATAGCAGTCGTTTACGAAGCGATTGCGAACGGTCGTTTCTGCTGGTGGGCGCTGATCATCGCCGTCATCGCCTATCTTTTCGGCAAGGCTCTCTACATCCCCAACGAGAAAAAGAATCTCCCTACTGCTGAAGAAGTCCTTCAGCGCTATAAGGCTTTCAAGCAGGAGACTGAGCGCAAGATAGCAGCAGCTTCCCGTCCACTCGGCAATACTAACTCCGTAAAGGCATAAGGATATGAAGACTGAACTCTCATCCTACCAGATAGACGTGCTTCTGGCCGTCTTTTCTTCTGATAATCTCAGGCCCTCCGTATGGGATACCTGCGAACCTCACCCGATGTCAATTCTCAGACAGGACAAAGTCACTCTCGACGATGTCCTCTCCGTTATGCCTAAATCGGTGCGCTGCACCGGAGACTCTAAGAGCACCTACCGGCTCGAGATGACACGTCTTGATGACGAATGGCTCGTCTCCTACAGCAACGAGGAAAGCGAGTTCGTCCCGTTCATCAGAGAAGAACTCATCGACGCTCTGTTCTGCGTCCTTGTAGATATCAGAATCCACGAATTTATTCCTGCATTATGAAAGGCTTCATCCTTGATATCATCTGCGACGATAAGGAAGTCGCAAAGGCAGTGGAGACAGGCATCCGCTTCGCCGGTTCCGGAAGCTATGAGCATCCGGATGATCTTACCTTCCGCCTGAATATGAACCCTATGCACGTTCCTCTCATTTGCACGCTCTGCCTGAAGATGGCCGAAAGCGCCAGCATCGAAGCCCAGCCGGTATCCTTCTGGCACAACGGAGAAATGATAGCATATTAGTATTCTTTTACTCGCTAAATTTGAAAAATTATAAATAAATAGAGGACGCAAGCAGTCAAATCTTGTCCTTTGCGGGAAACCGCATTTTTGCCACCTTCGTGTCGTGATGATAAGAAGGTGGTTTTATTATGGTTACTGATGAACTCAATGACGGTCTGAAGACCGAAATAGGCTCCTTCCTGGAGTCGCAGGCGAAAGCGATGCTCTCGGCCCAGCTGGGAGTCTCGAAGAGCGTCTATTCCGAGAGGACCGGGACTCTGAACAGAGCTCTGTCCTCCAACTCGTACAACCTGGACCTGTTCGGAATGTCTATCGACGTGAACTTCCCTCTCCATATCCGCTTCCTCGATATGCGCCGGGCCTCCATCAAGACCACGATGGAGAACGAGACTCACATCCAGAACCGTTCGTCCAGATACCACGGTCGCAATCGCGAGAAAGTCATCAAGGCAGTGGCCAAGGGAAAGAAGAAGGCAGTCTATGCGCCTATCTATAACCGCTACGTCTATGGCTACCTGAAGTCCGCCATCTGGAAGAAACTCAAGCGGGCAGTACCGGCCCATCTGATACAGGAATGGAGGAACACTGTCGGCGAAGGCTTCAACTCCAATTTCACCCGGTAAATTCTTGTCCTTTCATAGGAAAAAGGCTCTCTGTAAATTTGTTACAAACAAAACGATATCGCTATGGCCATCGAAAATGAAATTGTAAAGTTCTCGGCGCAGATCGAGCTGGACCAGAAGTCAGCAGCTGAAGTCCAGAAGGCGTTCTCGGATACCAACGCCCGCTGCCAGGAACTCAAGGACTCCATCGCCGCCACCAACTCCGAGATGATGAAACTCCGGATGGAGGGGAAAGAAGATACGGACCAGTTCAAGGCCCTGGAAGCCCAGCTGAAATCCCAAACGAAGGAGCTCAAGTCCGCCAGCAAGGAAGCCGATGCCTATGCTCAGAAGCTGGGTACCGGCGCTATGTCTATCAAGCAGCTACAGGCACAGGCCAAGCAGCTGCGCTCCGCGCTCGCGACTATGCACAAGGAGGCGGATCCTAAACTCTGGGATAAATACCAGAAGGAACTCAAAGAGACGGAATCCCGCCTGAAGGA